CTTCAGCAGCAATTGGTTTTGCAATGCTCGAATTGTTGATTGCCCAATGGTTGTATATTTCAGTCAATTGATCGAAATTTTTTACTATCTTTGTTTTTTCGGCCAGGGTTTGTTTTTTGATTGGTGGCCCATTCTTCAAAATTCCTAATTTGACCATTTGATCAATAGTCTTTTGTGCTTCTACATAGCCTTGTTTTGCAAAAGACAATTCAGATTGTCGATCTTGTGGCAACAAAGAAAATATGCCCTCTTGACGAACATAGTCACGTGTAAATTGTGTTTTGATTGACACGGGCAGTTGATTAATATCTTGCGGTGTAGTTATTGCTGGCCAATCTATTGGCGATTTTTGCTGATAGTAAGACACTGACTCAGGAAGGTCTAATATCAATTGGTCAATTTTGTTGTTTGAGTCAAACATTAAACTACTCAAATCACTGCGAGCATAGTGCATCTTGTTCCAGGTGTTGAATGTAATTCCAAAGTTTTTTTCCCAGGTTACCAATTCAGGCTGACTGCTAAACACTGGAAGGCCAAGAATAAACTGTTCAAGTCTTGGCACATCTTGTTCGTAGTTAAAATATGAACTTACGTTGAAATACTGATTGCTCCAGTTGATATAATCACGGTACGCATTGAGCTGATACTCAAAAGCCTGCGAATCAAGTTGTATTCCTGATTGATAAATGTCATAAAATGTATCTATTTTTTCAGTGGCTGAATATACATTTAATTTTTTAGTTACTTTGTTGAGTGTCATACTCAAAGCATGCTCGAACACATTGGCTCTGCGACACGCAATTATGTAAAAGTTTTTGTTAAGGTACTGATAAAAAGGCACCTGTTGAGCAACAGTATCGTTGCGATGACGTATATGATAATGCGCAAGTCTGGAAGTTTTATAATGATCTACACTGCCGAGTAGTTCAACCACTTGTTCCAGCGACTGATAATACCCCCAGTTTTTGATTGCATGTTTGCTTACAAGTTCCTGGTTGAATTCAGGACTGTAATACTTGGCCAGGCCATTGGTTAATTCGTGCAGGTTAATCACCGGACGGCCGAACTGATGAAACTGCATGTATATGGTCAGCATGCGTTGCAACAAAGTGCTGCCCACAGCGTCGGGCGTCAGAATTAATACATTCATATAGCAATACTTATGATGTAAAAATTATGTGCCCAGTTAATCACGACGTGAATCACGCCAGAATGGGATAAATATTCTTATATAACAAGGTATCAACACTATGCAAATTAGCACTGCACAACTGCAACAAATCATACCCGGTAATCCCTATGTTTAGCATGGCTGCTAACACACAGGGTGGTCAGTCTAAAATTAATGGAGCACACTAAAATGTCAAACAATTTTGGGTTAACATTGTCACAACTGGAAGAAATGGTTCCGGGAAATCCTCATATTGATAGTTGGTACGAAGCACTGGAGCAGATACTGCCAGACTACGATATCAACACTCCGCAGAGAATTGCAGCATTTGTTGCTCAATGCGCTCATGAAAGCGGTGGATTCAAATTTATCAAAGAAAATTTAAATTATAGGGCAGTCAGTCTGCGCAAGACTTTTGCCAAGTATTTTCCCACAGATGAATTGGCACAGCAGTATGCAGGCAAAGGCGAAATGATTGCCAATAGAGTTTATGCCAATCGCATGGGCAACGGCAATGAAGCCAGTGGCGATGGTTATCGTTATTGTGGTCGAGGCCTTATTCAGTTGACTGGCAAAGACAACTACACTCGCTATGCCGAAAGCACAGAACAGTCAGTGGAAGAAGCCAGCGAACATTTATTAACCTTCGAAGGCTGTGTACAAAGTGCTGCATGGTTCTGGGAAGCCAACAACTTGAATCAATGGGCCGACAAGGGTGACATTGTCACCTTGACCAAACGAATCAATGGCGGCACCATTGGGCTCGAAGATCGTATCAAACACTATAATCATGCTTTACATGTGCTAGGATTATAATATGTGGTTACTGCATTTCTTTTCGGACAGTTTTTTACAGTTTATAGTCAATGCAGTATTGATAACTGGCGTAGTCGGCACTGTTTTATTCTGTTTCTTTCTCAATAAGATTTTACAATTTTTTCCGCCACTGGCACCGTACTACAAAGCATTGCAAATTGGCAGCATAGTTGTACTGTTGGCTGGCGTGTACTTTAAAGGCGGCTACGCTACTGAAATGATTTGGCGTGACAAGGTAAAAGAAGTAGAAGCCAAGTTGGCCGCAGCTGAAGCTGAAAGCAAAAAAGAAACTGTAAAAATTGTAGAACGGGTTGTCAAGAAGACCGAAGTTATTCAGCGGCGTGGGCAAGATGTTGTTCAATATATTGATCGAGAAGTTGTCAAATACGATACAAAATTTTTACCTGGTGGCGTGTGTGAAATACCAAAAGAATTTGTCAAAGCACACAATGACGCTGCTACTCCAGTTGAGGCTAAGAAATGAAATATCTATTATTACTGTCAGTAGTGTTGTTACAAGCCTGTGGCACAACAGTACCAGTCTCTGCAAAATTTCCCGACAGTCCAGGCGCAATTGCAACACAAACATGCCCCGCATTGCAGCAACTATCACAGGATCCCAAACTAAGCGAAGTATCTAAAACAATCACCATCAACTATACCACCTACTATGAATGTGCAATCAAAGTTGATGCCTGGAATGATTGGTACAAAATACAAAAAAATATTTTTGAAAAGGCAGCAAAATGAGTAAAGAAACAAAAAAAGAAGACTGGATGAATTCAAAATGGCGTCCAGCCATGGGTTGGATGTACATGGTTGTCTGTATGATGGACATGGTGATATTTCCCATACTATGGAGTCTACTACAGACCGTAACTCACACACCTATCACTCAGTGGAATCCGTTGACACTGCAAGGCGCTGGACTATTTCACCTGGCCATGGGTGCAGTGTTAGGTGTTGCTGCGTATGGTCGTACGCAAGAAAAACTTGGCGGAGCCAACAATGGCGGAATACAAACACCAACAACAGGATTCTCCAGCGGGCCTTCAACATTTAGCCAACCGTCGGCAGGAGGCTTCGGTTCTCCAGCACCAAGTAGCTTTGCTGGTAGTTCAGGATTTGGAACGGCAACGCCTGCATCAAGTTTTACCCCAGCACCAAGTTGGGGGACAACCCCAACAGCAACAACAGCCAGCGGTAAGAAAGTTGTACCAGAGTTTAATCAGCCAGAAATTTAAAAAGGAGTATAAAATGAAATTATTATTAGCACTAGCAACAAGTTTGATATTAGTTGGCACAGCACATGCCGCTGCTGAAATTAAAGAAATTTGCTCACCAAAAATGGACTCCTCTGGCAAACCAGTCATGGATAAGAAAACTGGTAAACAAGTTCAAATTTGTAAGAAAATCAAAGTCCATAAAAAAGTAGAAGGTACCACTGTCCCTGACAAAAATGCTAAAAAGTAACGACTAACTCAGCAGTCAGCATAACTATTGTGTTGACTGCTTTTTTACGACTCAAATATGGATCACTACAAAACACTTGATGTTGCTCGTACTGCCACTCCGGACGAAATAAAAAAAGCCTATCGCAAGCTGGCTTCTCAACATCATCCTGACAAAGGCGGCAACACTGTCAAGTTTCAAGAACTGCAAACTGCATACGATACCCTGAGCGATCCTGCCCAGCGAGCTGAATACGACAACCCTAGACCGCAGTTTTCAGGATTCCCCGGCGGTGGATTCAACATGCACGACATCTTTGGACAGATGTTTGGTCAGCAGTCCGGACAAACATCTCGCAGAAATCATGTGCGTATGACTGTGTGGATCACCTTGCTGGATGTGGCGCAAGGCGGCAGTCGCACTGTGAATGTAGGCACATCAACAGGGTCCAGCACCGTGCAAATTGAAATCCCAAAAGGCATCAACGATGGAGACAATGTTCAATACAGTGGCGTGGGCCCAGGTGGTGTAGACCTGATTGTGCAATTTCGAGTCCGCCCAGATGCCAGATGGCGCCGAGAAGACCTCAATCTCTACTGCGAGCATCGTGTGCCAATCTGGGACCTGATTCTAGGAGTCGAGACCGAAGTGATCAATATACTAGGACACCAATTGGTTGTGGGTGTGCCGCAAGGCACTCAACCGGGCACCACCATGCGACTGAAAGGACATGGCCTGCAGGATCGTCACGGCCAAACAGGAGATCTAATGTTACGTGTTCAAGGCGAAATACCCAAAACAATTGCCCCAGAAATTGTGGCGGCCATACAACAATACCAAAAATAAACTTGCATTGCAGTTGGCATTGCGTTATAATAAACAAAACAACTCAAGGATTCCAATGACCCCTACTCCCGAAATTGAACACATTGTTGATCAGGCTGTGAAAATTGCACAGGAGCGGCAGCACGAATATGTGACCTCTGAACACCTGCTGTTGAGCATGATTCGATATGCACCTTTTAGAAAAACTGTGGCCAATTTTGGTGTGGACACTGACCACATGGACCAGGAAATTGATGTATATCTAAAAAGCCTTGTGAGCCTGGTCAACCCCGACGTTGATGTGCCTAAAAAGACACAGGCCCTGGAACGCATTTTTAACCGTGCCAACGTACAGGTCATGTTTACCGGTCGTCGCAACCTTACCGTGATTGATCTGTATCTTTCAATCATGAGCGAAGGCAATAGTCACGCACAATATTTCATGTTGAAATTTGGCATGAAGAAATCAGAGTTTGTGGAGTTCTGGCAAAAGAATTATCGACCCACTGATGTCAAACTCAGTAGCAGCCAGGCCGACAGCATTCTAAACGAATACTGCACTAGTCTTACTGCTTGTGCTGAAAAAGATCAGTTAGAACCCATGATTGGTCGAAGCAAAGAACTGGAAGAAATGATCACCGTGCTGGCTCGACGCTTCAAGGCCAATGTGCTCATGGTTGGCGATCCTGGTGTGGGCAAAACACACATTGTGGATGGCCTGGCACAGGAAATCATTGCCGGACGTGTGCCCGAGTTCCTAAAAGGGCATGAAGTCTGGAGTCTTGAAATTGGCAGCCTGCTGGCAGGTTCTAAATATCGCGGCGAGTTTGAAGAAAAATTTAAAGCAGTTATTTCTGCTCTGGAATCCAAGAAAAACTGTATCCTGTTTGTGGACGAAGCGCACACCATGAAAGGTGCGGGTGCAGGGTCAACTGCAGGGCTGGACTTTGCCAACATGCTGAAGCCGGCTATTACCAAAGGCAACCTCAAGGTTGTGGCGTCAACCACCTGGGAAGAGTACTACGAAAGCTTTGAAAAAGATCGTGCACTCATGCGTAGATTCTATCGACTCAGCATTGACGAGCCCGATGCAGAAACCACGGAAAAGATCCTGATTGGCCTCAGTCCGCGCCTGGAACAGTTTCACAATGTGTTGATTGACACAGAAGCCATGATCACTGCAGTGGAACTGGCTGCTCGTTACATTCATGACCGCAAGAATCCTGACAAAAGTATTGACATCATTGATGCTGCTTGTGCTCGAGAGCGTGTGAAAGATCAAGGCACAGTCACCGTCACTCGAGACATGATTGAACAGCAGGTGGCTCGCATGACTGGCGTGCCCACGGACAAACTGCAAAACGAGCGATCAGCCAAGATTGTGGAACTGGAATCAAACATCAAGCAAAAACTGTATGGGCAAGACTCAGCTGTGGACGCTGTGCTGGATCGAGTGTACATCAGCTTTGCTGGCATCAGCAACGAAAAACGACCCATGGCCAGTTTCTTGTTCTTGGGTCCAACCGGTACAGGCAAAACTGAACTGGCACGATTGTTGAGCCAAAATCTTGACATGCATCTACTCAAGTATGACATGAGCGAGTTTCAAGAGCGGCACAGTGTGAGCGGCTTGATCGGTGCTCCCCCAGGCTATGTGGGTTTTGAAGATGGCAACGTGGGCGGCGGCAAACTGATTTCTGACATCAGTAAGAATCCGTTCAGCATCATCTTGTTTGACGAAATTGAAAAAGCACATCCTGACGTCAGTAACATCTTGCTACAGATGCTGGACGAAGGTGTGATTACCAGCAGTGGTGGCAAACGAGTCAACGTCAAGAACTGTATCATTATCTTGACATCCAACCTGGGTGCTGCTGCCAGTGAAGTCAACAACATTGGCTTTGGTTCGCAGGAAAAAAGCGGAGAAGATGAGCGAGCACTCAAGGAGTTTTTCAAACCTGAAATGCGTAACCGTATTGATCAGATTGTGAAGTTCTCCAAGCTGGACACCCTGGCTATCAAGAAAGTGGTTGTGAAGTTTGCCGAAGAACTCAAGACCAGCTTGCTGGCCAAGAACATTCGACTCAACATGACCGAAGCTGTGATTGACATGCTGGCTGACAAAGGATATGACTCCAAGATGGGTGCACGACCCCTGAGTCGCAAGATTGACCAGTTGATTCGAGTGCCACTCAGCAAGCGAATCTTGTTTGATCGGCTGGCAGACTGCGACATCACTGCGGACATGAATGGTGATGATGTGGTGTTTGATGCAGTGGCTCACGAAATTCCTGTGGTAGGCGATGACGGAATTATTCGATTTCCCACTCCATGACAGCCACAAGAAACGTTGCCACTTCACAGTTGTATTTTGGCCAGTATCAGTACTGTCTCAGCTTTGGCATGCTGTACTCAGCACAGATGCGCAAGCTAGATCCTGAACGGATCCTGACCAACATACGCTGGAAAAACTCCAGAGTTGTGGGATATATCAGCCGAGGAAATATGTTTGTAGACCAACAAGAACTGGTTGCCGCTGAACTGGCCTGTCTGGAACTAGCTGCTGAATTACAGTCAGCTGCGGAACCGTTTAGGCGTGTGTGCCAGTGGGAATCACAGGCTATTTACAGCAACGATCATGCCTGGCTGTTGCGCTTGGCCAAGTTTCCGGGCCTAGACAATCAGCTAATTTCCACTGCTGTGGTCAGTCGTCCACACAATCAGATACAGTTGAAACAAAGTGACTGGGCATGGCGCAGCTACTTTCGGGAACAACGTCTGGATCAACCGGCGGCTGCTCGCCTGCGTGATTTTTTTCACAGTCGTGGCAACTATTTCAGACTCACTGACTCTTTTCGGCATCGTTTGGCACAGCCTGCATTCTACATGCAGCGTTGGCAGTTTGTGGATCATCACACGGAAGCAGACGTTACCATGCTGACCATGTTCATGCCCGGGCTGGTAAGAAAGACCGTACCCATCACTGTGACTAAATAATACACTATGGCAAAAATCATCGAACACGTTCTGGTAATAAAATTCAGTAAAATTGCAAAAGACTCAGAATCTGAATCTGCAGCAATTGTCAGTGCCGACATTCAACAAGCACTGGAACAAGTGGCCCAGGAACTGGTGGGCAGCAGTATTGTGGTGGAAATTGGACCAGCATGATCACCACTGAAACACTGCTGACTGCTGTGATTCACGGAACTCCGTCAGGCAACTACGACGGGTCCAGTCAGGACTGGTTCAGTGACGCAGTCAAAGCTGCTGACTACTATCGTGGTCGCGGCGGTGTACAAACCATTGGATTTAGTGTTACTGGATTTCAGGGCGAAATTATAATAGAAGCCACACTAGACACAGATCCTGATTCGGCTGCTTGGTTTGTCACACTGACCTACGGCGACGCCAGCAGTGTGATCACACAAACGCTGTCTGAATCTGTTGTGGGCAATTTCACTTGGCTGCGGGCCAGGATTGAGGCATTTGAATCCGGCACCATCAACACAGTGACTGCAACCTACTGAAATGGACACTTCTAGAATTTCATTTGAGATCTCTCCTTCGGATCAGGCTTGTCCACTAGGTGTGGAAGTTTGGCTAGATCAACAACAAATTTTCAACACCGAACATCTTGCTGACACAGTTAATGTATCACATGATATTGACGAAAACAATGCCGAACACGTACTGCGTGTTGTACTCAAGCACAAAAAAACCGAGCATACCACAGTAGATGCTGATGGCAACATCACACAAGACGCTGTGATCAATGTTGGCTCATTTAAATTTGAAGAAATTGATATCAATCAAACGGTTCAGGATCTGGCCATTTACACCCACGATTTTAACGGTTCAGGCAACACAACACAAAGCAAGTTTTTTGGCAGCATGGGCTGCAACGGCACCCTGAGTCTAAAGTTTACCACTCCTGTTTATCTCTGGTTGCTGGAACACATGTAGGGCTAAATACCTGGTATGAAACAATTAGTCATCATGCCTGGCGGATTTCACCCTTTTCACGCAGGCCATCTAGCACTTTATCAATCTGCTGTTCAGGCTTTTCCTGGCGCTGATGTCAAAGTAGCTGCTACCAACGACACATCAACTCGTCCATTCCCTTTTGCACTCAAAGAAAAACTAGCACAACTGGCAGGAGTCGCCCCGGGCAACTTTTATCAAGTCAAAAGTCCATTTCGTGCTGAAGAGATTACCAAGAGTTACAATCCTGCTACCACACAGTTGATCTTTGTTCGCAGTGAAAAAGATGCCAACAAACTACCGCAAGCAGGAGGGGTCAAACGTGATGGCGCACCTGCATATCTGCAGCCCATCAGTGATCAACTGGCACCAATGACTCAGCATGCCTACATGGTGTACTTGCCCACAGTGGAGTTTGGTCCAGGCATGACCAGTGCCACAGAAATACGCTCTGCCTGGCCCACACTCACAGATCGCCGCAAAACAGCCTTGGTCATGAGCTTGTACCCCAAAACACAACGCAACCCCAAACTGGCTGCTGTTGTGGTCAAAATGCTGGATACTGCCATTGGCACACAAGAAGTAGATGAAAGATCGCTGAAAGAATTTGCTCCCGGGTCAGGCGGTGATGACGACATCGGCGATGATCCCTACAAGTATCCCAAGCCAGAGCGGTACCGTCGCAGTGCGGATTACTTTGGCCAATTTGAAGCAGATCATTTTGATCGTGAAGCCTTTGATGATGCCACTGGTGAGTTCAAAGGCTACTGGGGGCGTACACCAATTGCTTATTTCAAGTTTGACAACCCAGCACGAACTGGCAGCGATGATCCGGGCCGAGGCTGGTACTACGAACCACAGTCAAACAACAGCGGTGACGACACCAGTGCCGAACCTGCTGATGATAACGCTGAGCAACGCAAGCAACAAGAGTTGGGCATGATCCGTCAGTTTTTGAAATCTGGCAATCGACCAAATCCAGACAGTCAAATTGGTCGATTGATGAAAAAACATGGCATAGAGGAAGATCTAAGCCGCAGAGGATTCTTACGAGGCCTAGGCGCTGCGGCTGCTGGTGCGGTCGGTGTTGGCGCTGCTGGTCCGGCTCAAGCACGATCAACTGATGCGTCACGAAAAGAAGATGCTGAGGCCTTGGCATTACTGGCCAAAGGTATGACTCCTGAACAAGTTGCTAAAAAATTAGGAGTTGCTGGACCAAATCACGGGCAGACCCATCATATGGGTGGTCGGTGGGCTTCAATCAATCGGGCAGCAGCACAGCTCCGACGACAACGAGGCCTAAACGAATTTGCAATGGGCGGCGGTGACGATGACGGCAACGATGGCTTCAGTGATGACACACTTAAACAGCTGGCAGCACAGTGGTACAATGGCGACGAAGATCCCAGAGTAGAACAAACACTGGCAGCAGCAGGTTGGGAAATTGGTCAAGATGAAGGCTATGATGATACACCGGGTGTGTTTGTGGTGCAGGCCGGAGACATCAACGGCAACAGCTATATCAGTTGGCCTGCCCACGAACTAGAAGGCCTGGCCGAAGCAAGCAAGCAAGGTGTGGCGGAAAACTTTGCTGATGGTAAAAACCCACAAGACAAAGGTGATGCCAAGCGTCACGGTATCAACACCAAGGCCAGTGTAAGCAGTCTACGCAAAACTGCCAAGCAAGGTGGACGCAAAGGACAACTGGCACACTGGTTGGCCAACATGAAAGCTGGCCGAGCCAAGAACGAGGACATAACAGAAGATAATGACTGCCCTCCGGCTACACAGGATATCTCACTCAATCTCAAGAACAGACAAAAAGCCATCAACGAATACGGTTACGGTCCGCTCAACCCAGACTTGCCCAACACCAAGTTCTGGATGAAAAAGGTTGATGAGTGGAATCTAGACAGCATGGAAGAAGCACAAAGCAGCTTGTGCGGTAATTGTGCAGCATTTGACATACGACAAGAAACTCTAGACTGTATTGCACAAGGTATTGATAGTGATAGTCCCGAAGACGCCGAAGGTGTGATTGATGCTGGCGACTTGGGCTATTGCAAGTTCCTAAAGTTCAAGTGTGCAAGCCGCAGAACATGTGATGCTTGGGTAACCGGTGGACCACTAGAGGACAAACCAGTTGACGAAAATCAAGGTTGGGCAGCAACATACCAAGAAGCAGACTCTGACTATATTGAAGAAAAGTGGAGCGCAAAATACAAGAGCAGTATCAATTGTGCCAATCCCAAAGGATTTAGTCAAAAAGCTCACTGCGCTGGTCGTAAAAAATAGTCAGCTCTGCTATACTCTGTAAATAGTTATATACTTTTACGGAGAACCCAATGGCCGACGCCTTACCAACTACTACACCCCCAACTGATCCTGCTGCAACAACTCAGCAAAATATCCAGGTAAATTTGGATTACTTGCGTACCACACGAGTTCACATGTGCATGCCCTGCTATGGCGGACAACTGACTGAAAGCACATTCATGAGCTACATCAAGTGGGCCAACATGGCACGCCAATTGGGCATTGAGTGGACAGTAGAAACCATGACCAATGAGAGCTTGATCAGTCGAGCACGTAACACACTCACTGCCAAGTTTTTGGCCACCGAAGGCTCAACGCACTTGATGTTTATTGACGCTGATATTGGTTGGGAACCCTGGCATTTACTGGTCATGATGGATGCACAAAAAGATGTCATCGGCGGCCTGTACCCAATGAAAAGCCTGCCTATCAAATGGTGCGTGAATGGCATTCCGGGGGTAGACGAAGACCCCAATAGCAACTTGATTGAAGTGTCCAAAACTGGCACGGGTTTTATGTTGATCAAGCGTGATGTGTTTGAAAAATTAAACGCACATCCTGCTACCAAGCCCTTTGCCAACGACATTGGACTTGACCCTAGCTTGAATCAGTACATGAAAACCTACTTTGACACTGCGGTACGTGAAGGTCGCTACTATTCGGAAGACTGGACATTCTGCGAAAACTGGCGTGATCTGGGTGGACAAGTCTGGGTGGACAAGCGAGTGCTGTTGCGACACACAGGCACTTACACATTTGATGCGGCCACGCAAGACAAACTGTACAACGACCTGCATGCCATGGTGCTGGCCAAGCAAGCACCCACACAGCCCTTGCACAATATAGCACCGGAGGTGCTTGCAGCAGAATCCAACGCCGAAGTCATAGCCTCAAACAGCAGCAACGCTGAATAAAACGGCCCCGAAAGGGGCTTTTTTGCGCAGGTGGCTTTGGCAGTGCGCAATAAATACACTATGAACATCGAAGAACTAGACGCCTACAATCTTGACGACGCAGTGAAATTTCACGACCACTTGAATCCCCGACTCTGGGACTCTCGTGAGCAGTTGCGTCCCGAAGTGCGTGTCAAGTTGTTAGAAATAGCAGCTGACTTTGAAGAATTCCTGGGACTCAACGATGTGTCTGTGCAAGACATCACCATTTCAGGTTCCAATGCTGCCTACAGCTACACCAATCACTCAGACATTGATCTGCACCTGGTTGTGGCCATGCCCCAGGGTTCCAGTGCTGATGTTTATCGTGAACTGTTTGACGCCAAGAAATATCAATACAACAACCTGCACAACATTCGCATAGGCGCTGCTGATGTGGAACTGTATGTGCAGGACGCAGATCAACCGCATCACTCACAGGGCATCTACAGTGTAAGAAACAACCAGTGGATCAGTGTGCCGCGTCGTAGATCAGCTGATGTCAACGACTCTGCTGTACAACGCAAGTACCAAGATCTAGGCACTCGTATTGAAAACATTCTAAGCAGCAGTGATCATGAACAGTTGGCTCGCATGATGACCAAGATCAAGACCATGCGAGCCGCAGGACTAGAGCGTGAAGGTGAGTTTGGTGTGGACAACATTGTGTTCAAACTGTTGCGCAACAATGGCCTGATCAAACGCTTGGTTGATGCTCGCAGTGCTGCACGTGATGCTGAACTCAGCCTCAATGAACGCAAACGAAAGAAAAAGTCCAGCCGTGTGCGATATGGCTACGGTGGCTACTGGACTCCAGGCTACAACTTTGGTGGCACAGAACTAGGCGGAGACTCTGGTGGCGGAGATGGTGGAGGTGGCGAAAGTGTGCGTGAAGCTTCTACTCCCGACGGGGTCAGCGCCAGTACCAAGATGTTCCTGGAACAAGACTCTGTCAGCACCACAGACATTGTGCAAGATTTTGTGAGCTTTTGTGTGGGCGAACTTGGTATCCAGCAGCAGCCTCAACTGCGACTGCGTCGTGACCCTGCCTGGAGCCAACGCAATCACAGCTTTGGACAGTTTGATCCTGCCTCCAACAAACTCAATGTCAGCATGGCCAACCGTCATGTGATGGATATCCTGCGCACAGTGGCACACGAGATGGTACACTACCACCAACAAGAACAACAAGACTTGCCGCCCAACGCAGGCGCTACTGGCAGCAAATACGAAAACGAAGCCAATGCCAGAGCTGGCGAACTCATGAGAAACTACGGGCAACAGCATCCTGAACTGTTTGAACCAGGTGCTGTGGCCGAAGGATGGCGTAAACAACAGCAGAACGAAAGCTCGGGCTATATTCCCACCAAGAAAGAACGCAACGATCCCAGATTCAGCATGGCTCTAAGCCCCGATGTGCAGCCAGGTGCCACAGGCAAAAATGCTAACAAACTGGCATTGAAAACCAATACACAAGGTCAGCCAGGCCTGCTGATGAAAACTGTTAACCTGCGTGAGTCCACGAAAACTAACTTGTCAGAAATTGATCGCAGAGGTGTGCTCAAGGCCATTGGTGCAGGTGCAGTGGCCACAGCGGTGCCAGGGGTAGCACAAGCAGGACCATTTGTGGATGTTGCTGCGTTAGGAAAATCCAATCCCGAGCAGGCTCAAAAAGTATGGACGCCCAGGTACCAAGAACTCACCACACGATGCCAAAACATCATGCGCCGATTGATTGCAGCAGCAGGGCCTAAATGGGCGCCACTGTTGAAAGGCACCACCATTCGTGTGGTCTCAAGTGACAATTATGCACAGGCCAGTGCAATTTCGCGAATGATTGCTATTGATCTTTCGGTGTTCTGGGATGCTCCGGACGCTGCCTTGGCATTTACCATAGCACATGAGCTGGGACATATTGCCCTGGAACATGGTGCCGGCACTGATGACGAGTCAGCAGACTACAAAACTCAATTGCGAGTGGCTGCACTGTATCGCCAAGGCGAACTGGATGCAGACGAGTTTGCGGTGCGCATCTGCAAGACACTGGGCTACAACAAGGCCGAAGTGTTCAAATTCATTGCCCAGAACGAAGCAGAATTGCAAATGTTTGATCTACTGACACAATCACCCACCAGCACTCACCCCAGCCAAAAGACTCGTATTGACCGAGCTAGAATGAATGGGTTTCAGTTGAGTCGTGGCGGTATTGAACAAATGAATGTGTTGAAGCAACACCTGGCTGAGCATGACACAGTACACAGTGATCTGATTGAAAATCTACAACAAGAATTTGCACTGTTTGAAGAACAGGACCTGTTTGAAATCAACATGAGTCCCACAAATCTAAAAAAACTAGCAGCACAAACAGGCGCCAGGGCCGGCATGGAATTTGAGATGATTGTACCCGGTATCGAAGGTGGGGAAGACGCTGAACAAGAACCTGACTACGACGCCGACGAAAATGTCATGAGCATTGAGGATGCAGCGCAGTTCTTTTTTGACGGTGACTTCAACGGTCGAAGAGACATTCAACGCCTGCGTGAAAGCATGAGCGAAGATTATCAGACTTGGCTGGGTGACGCCTGGATGGAGCATTTTGAAACCTACAAAACTACCATTGTGTTTAGATTCGGCAAAGAAAATTGGGAAGAAGCACAAATTGCCGAAATCATGGGCCTGGACGAAGCTGAAACCGAAGCATTAGAAACTCGCGGTGCGACTCCCGAAGATTACATGGACGCTGCTGAAAAAGTCATTGCTGATGGATTAGATCCCTGGCTGAATGATGCGCAGGAAGATGCACAAGAAGAATATTACGATGAAGATCACGAAGATGATTGGTTGGCCAGTGAAGGTATTCGTTCAATGAGCGATGTTTCAAGTCAGTACAATATCATGTGGCCATATTGGAGCAGTGGTAGCAATGAAGGTGCTGGTATTGAATCCGTTGCTGATGAATTCCGTGAGGCCATTGGTCGCAAAGTAAACTGGTCTGATAGTTACCATGGTGGCAAACGAGAGCCCAACACTTATGTGGTCGAGCCAGACGGCAGCCTGATTCCCAGTGACAGCGATGACGCAGGCCTGGAGTTTGTGAGCCCTCCCTTGCCCATTGACGAAATGATCAGTGATCTAAACAAGGTCAAGGCCTGGGCTGATCAACGAGGCTGCTATACCAGTAAAGCTGCCAAAACAGGCCTACACATCAATGTGAGTGTGCCAGGCTTTGACAATGACAAACTGGACTATGTCAAGCTGGCGCTGTTGCTGGGCGACGAGTATGTGCTGAATCAATTTGGTCGACTTGGCAACAGCTATGCAAACAGCGCCATGGGCATAATCAAAGAGCGAATTGCTCAACGGCCCGAAGATGCTGCTGCCATGTTGCAAAAAATGAAAACAGGTCTGGGTGAGCTGGCCAGCAAAGTTGTACACAGCGGCACAACCAGTAAATTTACCAGTATCAACACCAAGGATGGATATATTGAATTTCGTAGTCCCGGTGGTGATTGGTTGGGTGACAATTTTGACAAGATTGAAACCACTCTGATGAGATTTGTGGTGGCACTGGATGCTGCCATGGATCCTGCAAAGTATCGTGATGAGTACTTGAAGAAACTGTACACTGTGCTCAAGCCCAAAGATCAGAATGATACCTTGAGTTATTTTGCTAAATTTGCTGCCGGTGAATTGCCCAAGGCTGCACTAAAGAGTTTTATCAAACAAGCACAACTGGAGCGCAAAGGCAAAAAGAGCAGTGGTGACTCTGCATATACTGCAATCCCCAGCAGTGGAAATCAGAAATACGAAATACAACGCACAGCCAATAATGAAATTGTGGGCACATTCAACGCAGACAGCGATACTGATGCCAATGCAGTTGCTCGCCAATGGATGGCAGACAATGGACTACAGCGAGTTGATTTTAGATTAAATCGTGCAACAGGACAAGAACGAGCCGAACAGCGAGCCGGAGTCAGCAACTACAAAATCTATCAAATTTCTGATGGTAGAACAGTGGGCACATTCTATGCTGCCGATCAGGCTCAAGCTGACTCTGAATTCACTGACTGGTTGATGAGTCCCGAAGCCGGTGGCAGAGACGACTTTAGATACGCACCAATTGACACCCCAATTCAAGGTCTTGCCGCCAGCACCCCGCGACCGCGGTCTGACATCATTGACATCGAGCCAGATGTAGAGCAGAACTTTGTGCCTGGATCGACCCTGGATCTGCAACGACAACGACAAGCAGCACAGCAATCTGCTGCTGGAACATTTAGAGGCACCTGGGCAATCAAGGACAGTCAAGGCAACACACTACACACCTTCGGCGGAATCGGCAATGCACAAGCAGATGCCAACAGAGTTGCAGCAGGTTGGCTGGCCCGTGCAGGATATCAAGACGGCCTTGAAGTTGCGGTTGTTCCTGTGATGGAGCCGTAATGAGAGCAAAAGAATTCATCATTGTCGAATACAGAGATAGACTGTTGCAATATGTAAAGAGTTTGTTACCTAACTACCCAGAGTATGTTCTTAAAGATTGGTTAGTACCCAACAAAGGCAACTTTAGCAATTTGCCAGACACAGAACTCAAAAATGGCATAATGGAAAAATTAAAAGGGGCAGGACTTACTCCTAACACCAAATGGCAACTTGTTCCTGACATGAAGTTTACTATGGATATGTTTGAGCCAATGACCACTAAACGATTGATAGGTCGTGCTGGTGGAAACAGTGATATGGGCTTAGATGTACCACGAGACAAAGAAAGACACGCAACTCAAGCAGCATTAGCACAACAACAAGGTGGTGTGCGTAAAGAACCAGTGCTATTAATAAAAACAGACAAGGGCTACGAATTGTTAGAAGGGTGGCATAGAACTATACAACACTTTGCCAAGTATCCAGATGGCTATACAGGTCCTGCTTATGTGGCAGTGGCTCAAGGTCAGCTGAGTCTAGCAGAAGGTGCAACAGTAACACGAATTGATTCTAAACCTATCACAGATTTTTCGTCTAGTCTCAAAGCATACAAGCATACAGATGATTGGAGTCAGAGTGGTTTAGATACAGGTGACGATAGTTATTGGAAAAATAAAAATCTCAAAACTAACACTACCAAAGGATTGTTTGCTGGTGATCCACGTAGAACAGCACTATACGCCACAGGCAATGCACATGAAACACGCTATGTAGAGTTTACGCAAAACGGCCAACCTATTGTTTATTTTGACCAAAAAGATTTGCCAGCAATGCGTAGTCGTAAAACTTACTTGACTGTGTTTGATGCTAGCGATTTCAGACAATTACCAACAGGTGAATGGTTTAGTGAAAATCCTAGTAAACCTATCAAGCAGGTGCCCATTGGCGATCCATTCAAATATATTGCTAGTCAAGGGTGGATAGTCCGTGTTACTGATGATTTAGACAAAGTATTCAAACAAGTAAAAAACATGCACAAAGCAGGTAAAATTGCTCAATATGGTGCAGAGGGTATGAATGAAAGTAAACAAGGTGTAGCGGAAGACCTAACTGAAGTAGTCGATCTTGACACAGCATTTCCACTGAAGTGGGATCAACAGTTTGCGGCACAGGGCGAGATTCATGCAGCAGCAACAGATGCTGACGGCAGAGAAATTGGCATATCGTTTACCCCAGCAGGCAACGGTGAAATAACCGATGTGGCATTTACTCGTGGCGGCACACATGAGATGACTGGCCGGGGAGATGCAGGTCGAGTAATGGCCACTGTGATCAATGCCATCAACCTCTATACAAAAAAATATAAACCACCATATCTAGCGTTCAGTGCCAAGTCAGGTGGTGGTAGATCCGGTGCATACACAGCAATGATTCGGCGCCATGCACAAGGATATGAACTGTTGCCCACCGATAAATACCCAGCTGCCTTGAACAACTATCTTGAGTTCATTGGCACAGATCAACCATTTGTATTGGCCCGAACATGAGAGCACATGAGTTTTTACTAAAAGAAGGTGTGGCGCCGGGATTTGATGTGTACATGGCCCGGGTCAAGGTCAAAAATCCCATGTACTCTAGCAGCATTGACGTTGCTGTTTTTGCCAAATCGCCTGCCATGGCCAGACTTTTGTTGCAGGGTCAGTATGGCACAGACAGTGTGGTCAGCAACGTAACTAAAATTTCTTGACATTTGTAGGTCTGATACATACACACATGATTGATGTTATCACTGTGGTATTTAGAGACGAGTTGAAGATTCTGCAGGCACAAGCAGAAAGTGTTGCACGTTATTGCAAGCAACTGGACATAGGCAACATCTACGTTGTGGTCAACGACGAAGACAATATCACCCAGTTGATCAACGGAAGTTGGTGGGGAGAATTGCACGATCGTGTGATTGTTACTCCTAGGTCTGTTTTTTCCACTCAATGGCACAGCAATGGATGGGTCAGTCAACAAGCACTCAAGCTAATGACTGCCAGCATCAGCTATGGTCATTACAGCATGATTCTAGATGCTAAAACTATATTTGTTCGAGAACTCACACTAGACAAATTGTTCAATCAATCAGCACAGTTGCAAATAGGACAACTAGATGTGTCTCCTGTGTTTGAACCCAGTCGAAAAATAGTCAACCAGCTCTGGAACATTGACTTGCAAAAACAAGCAGGTCCAGGTGGTGTGCCATTCTTTGTAAGCAACGACGTTGTACGTGCCATGATTGCAGATGTGTATGCATACACCCATCAAAATTTTCCCACCTGGTTTCAAAGTCAAGGCATGGTAACAGAATTCATATTGTATTCGGGCTACATTGTGAAAGGTGCAGGCAGTCTTGACGTATTATACAGCCAACACAACCACATAGGTGGCATAGTCAATGTGTGTCATTCAGAAATTGCTGCCTGGGATCGCAAGTTTGCTGAAATGAAAAATCCCAACACTCTTACTGTGAGTGTGCATCGTGGTGCCTGGGTAAAGATGACTTCTGAGCAACAGCAACAATATCAAATGTTCTTGATTGATCACGGAGTAACACAAGCATGGCAAATATAAAAGCTCTGTGCATGGTAGCTCATCCTGATGACTGTGTGATCTTTGCCTACAGCTATATCCATGCTCATATTGAAATGGACTGGACCATTGGATATCTAACCTACACACCACAAGATCCACGTGGTGCAGAACTTGCTGCATTTTGGCACCGGCGTGGTATTGAATGTGTGTTTTTGGGCTTTGAAGATCACTGGCATGACAATGAACAAAATCAACTCACACGTTGGAATAAGGCAGAGGCACAACATGCATGTTGGGAACTAGCACGTGACTATAACCTAGTGCTCACACACGACAAACATGGTGACTACGGACACATACATCATAAGCTGGTGCATGACGCTGTAACACATCATCACAATGTGATCACGTTTGCTCCGCACAATCAAGGCACAGTCACATTGTCAATACCTGCAGAAACATACAGTCTAACTGAATTACCACTGCATGGTGAAATCATTTCCAGCTTTCATCTGACTCAGCACAAAAATAGTTATACAGAACCACACAAGGAAATAGCCCCATGAAACTAATGGTAGCAGGGTGCAGTTATTCTGCAACAAGCCAACGCCTGCCAGGCACCAGCTGGAGTGAATTATTGGCCAATCAGCTGGGCTGGGACCTGACAAATCTAGCACGGCAAGGCTGCAGCAACGGAGGAGTGCGTGTGCAGATTGACGAAATACTTAGACAACAGCCAGACTTTGCCATTGTCACGCCCACGTTCTGGGACAGAATGGAAATACCAGCCACTGCTGCTCCGTTTGATTGGAAAAAAAGCACCAGTGGCTGGAACCCTGACGTGCAGCGACACTTGCAGGACCGAACTCTCAAGAACGGCTATGATCGTGCAGCTGGTATCAACAATGTCAACTACGGCAACAACAACTACAACATGATCTGTGAGACTATCTATACCTTGGCCGAAAACTTTGATCATCCTTATAGATCTGGTCTCATATCCAAAACAGCACAGACTGCCATACGTCACTGGGTTGATGGTATCTATGACTCAGAGTGGAAAAAGCAACAAGACGAGTGGATCATCAAGTCAGGTATATTTGAACTGTATCATGCAGGCATCAACTTCTTGTTTGTGCCTGTGCTGCTGTGGCCGTTTGATCCTGACCTAGGCGAAAAACAGTGGCAACAGGTGATTTCCACCGCTGTGCCTGATCGCAACGTGATGTCAAACGAACCTGAAAGTGTGCTGCCCATATGTGGCAACAATCCGTTTGATGGTGAAGATCCAGGTTATCATTCAGGCACACGTGGCCAAGAAATCATTGCCGACAATTACTATCAACGAATCAGTCGAGACTTTGGTCTTGTGTAATGCACTGTGTGGGAATGTGCCGAGTCAGTAGTGCGTTGACCGCAGCACGAGCACGTGATTCTGTCTGCAGCAAGTGGCCATGATTGTGTTGCAACACTGGCTTTAGTTTTGCATATACCTCTGCAGGATCAATATTTTGCAATTTGATCAACTGGTCAAATGCAAGACTCCATCTTTCATGATTGTTGTCCACAGTATCGTAGGTTTCGTCAATCACACTGTCAAACGTTTGATACCCCAGGTGTCTGAGTTGAGTCAAAAAGCCCTTGATACCAAATACCAAAAACGGTCTCTGAGCAAACATGGGCTTGCTGATCTTTTCGGCCATGAAGAATATTGACCCGTCACACACTGACTCAGCTGCCACAGAGTACCAAGAATTTTTATAAATGTTCCAGGGCACATGCTGACTCACACTGCTGGTCATGTGTGTTGCAACTTCCCATTCAGGCTGTAGGTTCTCACCAACATAAGGCCATTGCAACTGCACATTGGGAAACAGTGATTTCACCTGATGGCTGCGATCATCTACTACACTGCCGGCAAATACATCTCGATAGGTCACTAGGTTAGCGTCCAGCAGCTGATGTTGCTGCAGACTCAGCATCACAAAATCTCGGTTGGGGCGGCGACTGCCCAACAACACATCAAACACAAGAGGTCTTGGTGTGTTGGCGTCCAATGGTTGCCAGGTATTGTACTTGATGTCTCTGTGATAAATCCACCAGGGACGGTATGCACACCTAGTACTGTCCATTGGCTGTTGGGTGTCATATCCACCCTGCAGCAGTGCCCAATTTTGTATGCGGTTTTCTTGTATCCATTGATCAATCCATTCTCGTGGGCGATACTCGATGTCACTCAACAGCACAAGATCAAATTGACTCAGGTCAACACAGTCAGCCTCGGGCGTGTAGGCAAAATCATTGGGCCTGTTGAACATCACGGGCACAGCAGCCACACGAAATGACTGGGACAACACTGTGCTAACATCAGCACAGTCCTGTGGGTCAATGAACCAGTCCTGTGCACAGTTGACCGCATGTTGCCAGGCCCATATTTTAATGTTGAATTTCACACAGTCTTTCTAGTACAATATTTTTGTAGTGATCAAAATTGGGAATATCCAAGGTGTCCCAGTTGATCTGCATGCTGAGACTCAAATCAGGCACTGCATCGCACACAGCATTGTGTACCGCATCAAAGTCAGCAATTTTTTCCAGGCTGTCGTATTCAAATCTTCGTTGCGGTTGCAACACCACATGGCCACACACAGTGGCCCAATTGCCCAGCAATTCATATTCTGAAAACCACTTGATGATGTTGCCTGTGCCCCAAGGCAGTACCGTGGGCATGCCAGGCACAGTATCAATCACAGCATCCAACCATTTTTTGTTGGGCCAACATGCCTCGAGATGTTGTTTTAGCAACACAAAATCTTGTTTACGCACAGCACACAGTTCTGTCACAAAGCAGTGCGGGCTTGGATGAGCAATGCCAGTAATGGCTTCAAACACTCCGTTGTAGCTGCCTTGCTGAGTGTTCATGATGGCCAGCATGTTGAGTTGGCCATTGACCACAGGTGAATAATCTTGGATCATAAACGTGTCAGCGTCTTGCATGAGCATGACATCTGCGTCCAGAAGATCCAGGTAAGCCAGTTTGATAGCCTGCTGGCGCAGCCACCAGCCTCGATAGTCATCAGGAAACACCCAATGGTTGACTTCGGGATACTGATCATAGATTACTTGATCATTGACGTATACAAACTTTGAACTGTCAATGCCATACCTTGCCCACACAGGTTCTAGTTCATCACGAGTCATGGGTGTGGCAATCACTGTGTGATCTATGTCTTTGAGATAATGATCAAACTGCATGGCAAACGCTGCATGCGGAACTCGATATCGTGCCAGAAACAAAACTCTAACAATTTTCATATCAAGTCTTTTATTTGATCTCTATGCCACAGTGCTAGGCAGCGACCTTGGCCTGATTCAAATTCAAAAATTTGATTCACTGGCTCGGGAAAATTCCAGGGAGCAATGCACCAGTTGATCTCCGATGCTGGAAAATTATTGTTATATGTCACATCAGTGTTTTGAGAAATATACGGACTTTGTGTAATTAGTAACCAGGGCACTGCACTGTTAATCCAATTTTTTATAACCAAATGTCTATCCTGATTGTTTAAATGCAGTGTTACATCTCTAACAAACAACACATCAACCCCAGGAATAGGGTCAGTAGTTATATCGTGCAGTATCACATTCAGGTGCGGAGATCTTGTCCAGGCTTGGGATACCATCGACAGGCTGATGTCTCCACCTTGGTACTCAAATTCTGGAAAATGAAATGTTCGAATCCATTCGCAATTGTTACATCCAGCATCAAACATTTTTTTTATATTGTATTTTTTAAACAGAATCAACAACTCATCTCGAATTTTTCTGGTACCATCAATGCTGCTGGCACCAGTGGAATTATCTCTACTGGTATCCAATGCATTGTAGAAATTTGAAAAAAGTTTTTGTAGATATAAATTCATGATTGCCCACAACTGTTGACGCAGGTATACAGTCTTCCGGCCGCAATGGACTCTTTGGCCCAGGATTGTTCCACCTGATCAAACCAGGTCAAGCAGTGCTCAAGATCATGTTCAAGAGCATTGTTTTGGTGTATCATTGGCCGGGTCTGATCGTTACCTGGGTGTTTCATTGTGTCAGGATAAAATCCAAGATAGCAACAAGGATACACTGCGCCATCCGCAGCAATATAAATTTCTCTATTCATCTTGTGAATGCAGCGTAGGTTCAAGGGAGTGACGTCTTTGGCACTGTGTACGGTTCGAGCATCAAACCAGGTGATATGACTGTGCACCATGTCTTGAATGTTGGGAATGGCTGCAGCGGGGATTGAGTCTGGGCCTATCTGATGACTGTACTCTCCGGTGCGAGTAAACACTGGGGTTGAATCACGACCGTCATGAATATTTTCAAAGTTTGAGAATCCAAGTTTTTTTGCCAATGCACGGCAGTCTGCTTCTTGATGCTGATTGTGAGCAAAAGGAACAAATCTCCATACAGCTTGCCCACCTGCTGCAATAAGTGCTTGAGCATTGTTGATAATTTTGTTCCAACTGGTATCTTGTCGATACAGACTATGAGTGTCCTCTAAGCCATCTAGTGCAAAACCAACAGTCACTCGAGGGTGTGCAAGTTGTGCCCACCAAGCAGTGTTTCTTAAACTACCATTGGTGTTGACGTGCACGTTTACATTTTGATCTGTCAAGTATTTTACAATTTCAACAGCATCCCGAGCACTGGCAAAATCCCCAAGATTGCCGTTGAAACTAACTCCTTGGAACCCGTAACTGAACAAATCTAAAGGTCTCATGATCATGGCCAGCACAGCAGGTGTAAGTATGTGCTTGAATTGTTCAAGGCTTAGTTCACAATCTGGATAACCTGAATTGTATTCAAATCCTCGATAGTTCCGCATGCACATGGGGCAGCGAGCGTTACAGCGTGTGGTCAGTTCCACATGGATTCTACGTACTTGATCTAGAGTGAGCATGGAATATTTATAGGCGTACATTTTGCTAAATATTCTTATGCAAAAAGAATTTGTTATTGCCAAGTGCGATGTTTACTGCCGATGGACTGGTCCTTATCCCAGGTACCGTTGCTATATAAATGACGAGTTGTTTTCAGAACGCACCTGGATCTGGCACGATGTGTACCTGGAAGAAAGCCTGCAGATTCTGGCAGAACCAGGCAAGTACACTGTGCGAGTCGAGCTACTAGATACCGAACATGCCACAATCAAGGTACGTAATCTGCGTGTGGACACAGGTCCCGGCGTTATGGCCCCCGACGGTCGAGTGCACATTTATATTCCGGAGAAGCCCAATGCGAGCACATGAAATAATGGAAACAGCATCAGGTGGTGCGTCAGCAGGCGCCACCTCCGCAGGATCAATTGCAGTGGCGGTGCAACCCATGGGCATGATCTCAAGAAATGGCGGAAGCTTGCTGTCAGGTAAATATACTGACGACCCTACGCCTAACACGCCCAAGGAATACAAAAGGAATAAAAATGCTCGCGGACAGTTTAAAAATACTCCTAGCAACTGAATACGCTTTCGTGATCAAAGCGCAACAGTTTCACTGGAATGTAGAAGGCCCAGATTTTGTGCAACTGCATGAGTTCTTTGGCAACATCTACGAAGATGTCTACGGTGCAATTGACCCCACTGCTGAATACATAAGAACACTAGACGAGTATACTCCGGGCAGCTTTGAACGTTATGTAGAATTGAGTATTATTTCTGGACAAACAAAAATTCCACGTGCTAGACTCATGATTGAAGAATTGCTGGCCAACAACGGTCAAATGATAGAACTCTTGGATCAGTGCTTTGCTGAAGCAGAGCAAGAAAATCAACAAGGCATTGCTGACTTTGTGGCTGGTCGTTTGACCGCACACGGCAAGCATGGCTGGATGCTAAAGAGTTTATTGAAAGATCAGCGAGCATGAGCAACGACATCAAAATGATTCTGGACCGATTGGCGCTAGTAGAAGCCAAAATATCGCCTGCCATGCCCAAGATGCCAGGACTAAATTCACAACAAAAGTCTGTGGGACAATTGCCTGCACTATTCAAACCCAAAAGTGCGTCTCCTGTATTGGGCAGCCGAACTGACCCAAAAAATCCCTTTCGTGGTAAATTGGTAGGAGACAGCCGTGAACCTCGTGCAACCAGTCTTGCTGAAACCATGCAAGAGATTGAAGAAGACATGCTGGGCAAGGTCAAACGTGACTTTGTGGATTATCTAGAGAGTTTAGAAGATCGCAACAAGATTGACAAGGACTTGGTAAGCAAGGCCAAAAAAGAACTTGGCATGATCAGCAAGGCTGACGAAGATGTAGCAAATCCAGATTCGTTTCAGGACACTGAACTGGCACACGACATTGATCAAACTGCTGCCAGTCAAGCCGTGGCAGCAGAACAACCGGTCAAAACAGTGGCCATGGAAGACGGTGCTGTGTTGGAAATCTACGGCGACCAGGGTCGAGGATTTGAAATACGGCACAGCGGTCGTAGTATGGCCACTCGTTTTCCCAATATTGATCATGCTGACCTGGCAGTGAAACTGTTCCAGCAACGTCGACGTAAACAAGATCTTTCTCGAGACTATGTTGACGAGGCCTAACATGTTGTTTAATAATCTTTTTGAATCTGCCATACACATGCCAGCAGCATCTGCTGCTCCTCGGACACATTGAACATCCTTAGGACCGCACTAGTTGCGTGATGTAGGCGGCTTCTGCCTTGGAGAAACAATTCGCTACTGCGTATCCAGAAAGAGCAATAATACTTTGACATCTCCTACTGTATCAGTTATACTAGCTGAATACTTTAGGAGATTTCTATGGACCAACCAAAAACATTCAACGGCGATCAAAAGATCAAACTGATTCAAATTATCAATGAGGGCATGCAAGTGACTCAAGAAATTGAAACACTCACGGGTGGACTCAATGACACCATCAAGGCCATTGCAGAAGAACTTGAAATCAAGCCGGGTGTGTTGAAAAAAGCCATCCGGCTGGCACACAAAGCCGAATTTGGTAAAGCCAAACAGGATCACGAATTGCTAGAAACAATTCTTGAGACTGTGGGCAAAACACTATAAGTATTGCAGCAATACCGAGTCGCTCACGTTACGAGCATGAATCACGGCCCACCGGCCATAAACGGAGATACATGAGTTATATTGACAGTCTTTTTGATCGTGCCCACGATCGCATTCACGTGGTAGAACGCCGCAATGGTACCCGAGTCTACAGAGAATATCCAGCAAACTTTGTGTTCTACTATGATGACCCCAGAGGCAAACATCGTAGCATATATGACACACCAGTGTCAAGATTCAGTACCAAAAACAACAAAGAGTTTCGCAAAGAAGTCAGCATGCATTCCAGCAAGCAATTGTATGAAAGCGACATCAATCCAATCTTTCGTTGTTTAGAAGACAACTACAAAGGACAAGATGCTCCGGACTTGCACACAGCATTTTTTGACATCGAAGTAGACTTCAACAAGGATCGCGGATTCTCACCTGTGGACGATCCGTTCAATCCCATCACTGCCATATCAGTGTACCTGAACTGGCTGGATCAAATGATCACCATGGCTGTGCCACCCAAGCACATGAGCATGGAGACCGCACAAGAACTGGTTGCTGACTTTGACAACACATTCTTGTTTGAAGACGAGCGTGACATGATCAAGATGTTTCTGGACTTGATTGACGACGCAGATGTCTTGAGTGGCTGGAACTCAGAAGGCTACGATATCCCCTACACCATCAACAGAACCATCCGAGTTCTTAGCAAGGATGATACTCGCAAGTTCTGTCTCTGGGGCCAACATCCCAAGAAACGCATGTTCGAACGCTTTGGTGCTGAACAAGAAACCTATGACCTGGTGGGACGAGTGCATATGGACTATATGCAATTGTATCGCAAGTATACCTATGAAGAACGTCACAGTTATAGTCTGGATGCCATTGCTGAATACGAACTGGGCGAGCACAAGACACAGTTTGAAGGCACTCTGGATCAGTTATACAATCAACACTTCAAGAAGTTTATTGAATACAACCGCCAAGATACTGCACTCTTGGACAAACTGGACAAGAAACTGCGCTTCCTAGAACTGGCCAATGAACTGGCACATGCCAACACTGTGCTACTGCAGACCACAATGGGTGCTGTGGCAGTGACTGAGCAGGCTATTATTGTGGAAGCACATGAACGTGGCATGGTTGTGCCCAACCGCAAGCAACGCAACGATACAGAAGACAATCAAGCAGCCGGTGCCTATGTTGCGTATCCCAAAAAAGGTCTGCATGAATGGGTGGGATCAGTTGACATCAACAGCTTGTATCCTTCAGCCATTCGGGCACAGAACATGGGGCCGGAAACTATCGTGGGACAGTTGCGCCAGACCATGACTGATCATTACATTCGAGAAAAGATGGCCAAGAACGGGGGCAAGTTTGCAGATGCCTGGGAGAACTTGTTTGGCAGTCTTGAATACACCGCTGTGATGAATACAGAGGTTGGCACAGAGATCACTATTGACTGGCAAGACGGCTCAGAAAGCACACATTCAGCAGCAGAGATCTGGAAACTGATCTTTGACAGCCACCAGCCCTGGATACTCACTGCCAATGGCACTATTATCACCTACGAGAAAAAAGGTATTATTCCCGGATTGCTGGAACGTTGGTATTCAGAACGCAAGGACATGCAGGCCAAGAAAAAAGCAGCAACAGATCCCAAGGACATTGCGTTCTGGGACAAGCGACAACTGGTCAAGAAGATCAACTTGAACAGCTTGTATGGTGCTATCTTGAATCCTGGCTGTAGATTTTTTGACAAACGCATTGGACAATCAACCACACTCACAGGTCGTGCAATTGCTCGACACATGGATGCATACATCAACGAGTGTATCACTGGCAAATATGATCACGTGGGTGAAGCAGTTATCTATGGAGACACAGACTCGTGCTATTTTAGTGCATGGTCTGTGTTGAAAAACGAAGTAGAACAAGGTCGCATGACCTGGAGCAAGGAAACTTGCATTGCCTTGTATGATTCAATTGCAGATCAGGTGAATGATTCGTTCCCAGGCTTTATGGAGCAGGCATTTCATTGTCCGCGAGACATGGGCGAGCTGATCAAGTGTGGTCGTGAGATGGTTGCAGATCGCAGCCTGTTTATTACCAAGAAGCGTTATGCTGTGAACATCATTGACCTCGAAGGCAAGCGGCTGGATGTCGACGGCAAGATTGGCAAGACCAAGGCCACTGGCCTGGATCTAAAACGCAGTGACACTCCCAAGGTCATTCAAGAGTTCTTGTTGGAAATTCTAAACAAGATCTTGAGTGGTACACAACGTGACGATGTGATTGAACATATTCGCAAGTTCAAGTATGAGTTCATGGAGCGGCCAGGTTGGGAGAAAGGTTCACCCAAGCGTGTGAACAACTTGACCAAGTATGGTGCTGCGGAAGCAGCGCAAGGTCGAGCCAACATGCCAGGTCATGTGCGAGCTGCCTTAAACTGGAACAACATGCGAAAGATGAACGGCGACAACTACAGCATGCAGATTGTGGATGGCATGAAAACCATTGTGTGCAAGCTCAAGTCAAATGCGCTGGGCTGGACTTCAATTGGATATCCCACAGATGAACAACGCTTGCCCACCTGGTTTACAGAACTGCCATTTGACAACAGTCTAATGGAAGCCACAGTTGTGGATCAAAAGATTGACAACCTGCTGGGCGTACTGGAATGGGATCTGGCGTCTGTGACCAACACTGACAACACATTTACAAATTTATTTTCTTTTGAATGAAACTAAGCGAAATAGTAGCATATTTGAATCTGCTGGAATCTCTGCAGGTGCATGAAGAGGCCAGCGAAGCCACACGTAAACTGGCCGCTGTGTTGCATGTGGTAGCAAATCATGCAGTGCAGGTCAACACTTGCAGTCAAGATCTTGAACAAGACTTTGACGCAGTAAAGACTGCTCTTGATAGTTTTGATACCACACTGACTCAAATAAAACAACGGCTAACTCAGATGCTGCATGAACAAGAGCCTGCGTACTTAACTGAAAGTTTTAGACTGTTTGATCAAGAGATGCGACACGACAGCGTAACATACACATTGAGTCGTCGTCTTGCAATTGATGCAGAATCTAACATTGTGTTGAGATTTCGATTGAAAAATTTAACCGACTGGCGCTGGCCTGGCATGATTATCGGCCCGGGTACAGAAACTTTTATTGAAGACCTAGTGCCATTGGATCCGTTGTATGTTGTGGACCAGCATGCAGATCTAATGTTGCCATCGGTGCAGAAGTTTACGGTGGAGTATCAGCGAAGATTGCGTCAGTATGTGGTACATGATCATGTACCACAGCCAATCTTGAACGAGTTGCCCAATGGCCAATTTGGTTTGATATTTGCCTACAACTACTTTAACTATCGCCCTATGGAAGTGATTCGACGATATCTGCAAGAGATTGCTGTCAAACTCAGACCAGGCGGCACGTTTATTATGACCTACAACAACTGCGATCGTGCACATGGTATTGGTCTTGCTGAACGATCCTGGATGTGCTACACTCCAAAAAGACTGATAGTTGCTGTCGCTGAATCACATGGGCTTGAACTAGTGAATAGCCATGACGCTTCTGGAGATGTCAGCTGGCTGGAATTTGTTCGGCCAGGCGAACTAGAAACCTTACGAGGCGGCCAAAGCCTTGCCAAAATAATTGCTATCTCGCAATAAATCCTATATACTAACACACAAGGAGAATTTTATGAAAGACTGTCTTAAAGACTTGGTAGAACACACATTTGATCTAGGCTGCATTGACCTGGTCAAGATCACTGGCACGGATGCCGACACTGAGATTTCGGCCTTGGCCGAAGACCTAAGTGTTGTGGTGCAAGCAAAGTTTCACAACCCTGTGGCTGACTTTGTGGGCACATTTGGCATGCCTAATCTGGGCAAACTCAAGACCCTGCTGAACTTGCAGGAGTATCGTGAAGATGCCAAACTCAGCATCACTCGCAGAGTCGGTGGCGAACTAGATGGCATCAACTTTGAAAACAAAGCAGGTGATTTCAAGAACAACTATCGTTTCATGGCCGAGGGCATTGTAAATGAAAAGCTCAAGACTGCTAAATTTCGTGGAGCCAATTGGCACATTGAGTTTGAACCAACCAATGCTGCCATTCAACGACTCAAATGGCAAATGAGTGCCAACGCAGAAGAACCCAATTTCCAGGCCAAGACCGAAAACGGCGATCTCAAATTCTTCTTTGGTGACCACAGTACCCATGCTGGTAACTTTGTGTTCCAGGCAGGAGTAACTGGTCAACTCAAGCGTTCCTGGTCATGGCCTGCCCGGCAGTTTGCTAGTATCATGGATTTAACTGGCGACAAAGTTGTTCGCATCAGCGACGACGGTGCAGCACAGATCACTGTGGATTCTGGCATGGCAGTGTACAACTACATTCTGCCTGCACAGAGCAAGTGATGGAAACCAAAAAAAGAACCATAGTCAGAATGCTGACTTATAGATTAACTGCTTGGTCATTTACTATACTATGGACTTATATGTTTACAGGCAACATTGCCAATGCCACGGGATTTGCTACTGCACTACACATTCTTTTAAGCGTTGACTATTACATTCATGAACGAATTTGGCTCAAAATCAAATGGGGTCAAGTTGACTCAAGATAATCTTATTGATCCGCTAACCAGGTACCGGGTATTACAAGAAGAAATAAGTATTCTTCAAGAACGTGTGCGCCCAACTGACACTGGGCACATACGTACTACAATTAGTCAATTGAGAGAACGTTGTGAAGAAATTGAAAATCAGCTTTCTCCTGATATAAAAACCTGGGTGTTATTAAATAAAAAATGACCAAACAAGATAATCTCACTGCCAAGCAGAACGACTATGCTGTGTTTCTGCCAGCCATTTCCGGTTTCTATGCCACCTTTGTGGGCAAACAACGCAACGAGCCGTATGTAGATCCTGCAAGATTTCCACAGGGATTGACAGACATGGAACAGCTGAACTGGCTCAACAGTCAGAAGGCATTGTTTCCATATCAATGGAGTTTGTATTCAGCAGGACATGCCAACTTGGATTTGACCAAACAAGATTGGTCTGAGGACATGGTTCGTAATCGCGAACCAGGCACGTTCATGCTGGGTGACTCTGGTGGATTCCAAATTGCCAAAGGTTTGTGGGAAGGTGAATGGCGTGATCCAACCAGTCAAGCAGTACAAGACAAAATGGCTGCATTGATTGCACAAGGTCCAACTGAGGTGATCAATGCCAAAGGTAAAAAAATCAAAAAAGACCCAGCAGCTGACTATCAAAAGTTGTTGGATGCTGCTCAGAAAAAACGTGACACAGTGTTGCGTTGGTTAGACAGCATTGCGGACTATGGAATGATTCTTGATATTCCTACCTGGGTCATACACGATAAAAAATCCAGCCAGGCCTGTGGTATTAGCACACTAGATGAAGCTGTTGCAGCAACCAAATACAACAACTTGTATTTTATGGCACACCGTCGAGGTGCCAAAGAAGGTGGAGCCCGGTTCTTGAATGTGTTGCAAGGCGATGGTCATGCCAGTGCCGAAGACTGGTATCAGGAAATGAAAGAATTTTGTGATCCTGCTGTGTATCCCAGCACACACTTTGACGGCTGGGCCATGGGCGGACAAAACATGTGCGATGTTCAACTGATACTGACTCGACTGGTTGCACTTCGTTATGACAATCTGTTACAGCAAGGAGTGCATGATTGGATGCACTTCTTGGGAACATCAAAGTTGGAATGGGCTGTGCTACTCACCGTGATTCAAAGGGCTGTTAGAAAATACGTTAATCCGAGTTTTACTATATCCTTTGATTGTGCCAGCCCATTCCTCGCCACAGCCAATGGTCAGGTGTATTATGAGAATGTGTTCGAACATGATTCAAAATGGTCATATCGCATGGCACCTGTGTTGGATGACAAAAAGTATTCACAAGATACTCGCAAGTGGAGTGCGGGATTGTTGGCTGATCTGCCGAGCACAAGTAATATCAAAAACTGGCAAGACAGTCCCATCAGTGACATGCTCAAGATGAAAGATATTTGCATCTACGGACCAGGTGATCTAAATAAAAATGGCAAAGAAGGCAAAACATCGTGGGACAGTTTTAGTTATGCGCTGCTCATGGGTCACAATGTTTGGATGCACTTGACTGCTGTGCAGGAAGCCAACAGACGTTTTGATGCAGGAGAACACCCTGCTATGATGCAACGTGACGGCGGCGATTACGAGTATTTTGAAAACATTGTAGAAGAAATTTTTTCAGCACCAGACAGAGCCAGTGCTATGGCTGTTATTGAACGGCCTGCTTACACAGGCAAGACTGGTTACTGGAATCAGATTGTTGGCACCCGTGGATTCAAGGGCAAAAACACCACCAACTCTCATAGCCAATTTAATGCGCTGTTTGATTTAGAGCAAACCGATATTGACGATAATGCAGACGATAGTGTACAATTGAATGAAGCAGCACTAACACAACTAGAACAGGATCAGACATGAAGCGTGAAGGACATCAGGACGTCAAGTTGTTTCGTGGTATTGAAGTAGAAAAAACTCCTGCATACGGCAAGAAGACGCTGTTTGTGGTAGGTGTTCAGCCCACTGATCACATAGCTTCAAATTTGGAAAATTGTGAGCACATCTTTTTTGGTGCCAATCACAGTTTTGATCCTCAAGATAATCTGGACTGGGCACGTTGGGAAGGCATGATTGGACATTTTCTTGCCAAAGGATATTTGTGCAGTCTTGATATCCCAATGAGCGCTGTGGAAGAATTTCACGAAAACGGTTTGTGTGAGTACCGAAACTTTATTCCGCAGATCAGGGTAAGCGTTCCATACACCAAGTTGTGGAACTATAACACAATGATCAAGATTGACGACAACGACTTTGACGCTACCAATCCTGGTGTTTGGTGTCATAGTTTGCACAGCTTGATGAGCAGAGAAACATTCACTGACTGGGATCAGTACAACAAGGACCAAACCATATGAACCAACAACAAAGATCAACTGTAGATAGAATTATGTCGGCCGCTGAACGAAAAATTTGGGTAACTTTCTCTAAAGAAGGCATCCATTGCTATCCTGCTGCTGCAACTGATCCTGCCTTGGCCACTGGCAATGAGTACGATGTCAGCTTTTTGGCCAATCCTCATCGCCATATATTTCACTTTAGAGTCTGGATTGATGTTGTACACAACGATCGAGACATCGAATTCATTCAGTTCAAACGTTGGTTGGAAAATCTCTACAGAGATGGCACACTACAACTAGACTATAAATCTTGCGAAATGATGTCAGATGATCTGTACATTCAAATTGCAGCAAAGTATCCTGATCGTGCGGTCTGGATTGAGGTATCCGAAGATGGTGAAAACGGAGCTTTAATAAAATATCAAACTCACCGCCCTGTGCAATCTCTTGCAATTTAAGGAAAAACAAATGGCCAAGCCGCTTATCAAACCCAATCAACGTCTTACAGAAATCTTTGAGGATCTCGAACAATATCTGGAGTTCTGTCAGGACTACGGATACCGCTACAACGAAGCGGATCTCTACAACTTCAAGAGTTATGCCTGGCAACAGTTCAGCAAACATGCTCAAGGCAAGAATGCCAAAAACATGTGGTGGGAAGACGCTCGTCGACTTGCAGGATTTCGTCCAGCATGAGTGCCGCTCGTGAAAAAGATCAAGCAGACTTTGATCTCGAGCGATTTGTTGACATGTTCGACGAAGCCATGACCAGTCAGGATCCGCGTGTGATGGATTCATTACGCAGTCTCATGATGATTGTGACACTGACTCGTCCTGAAACCAAAACAGCACACAGTCGCAATCACGGGCCTCTAAGAAGATTGTTCGAAGATATGAACCATCTAAATAGACGTATGCATGACATGGAAGACAAAGTCAATGCTATGAGTCGATCTGGTGATTCAGCTGAAAAATATGCATACACACAATACCCCAACGAAAAGTATGTCATGACTGCTACACAAGCTATGGCAGCGCAAATTGATCGAGATGTATTGAACCGAGTACAAGGACTAAAATGAGAAAACTATTTTATTGTGGTTTGGAGTCGTATGAAGCAAGGTACACTCTACAACTCACCGAATGGAACCGTAGAGTATTTGACCGTAGAGGGTTGGATGTAGTCTATGTGCCTGGCGAAACCCTAGACAACAGCAAGAGCATTGTGGTGGGTCAGGTGCTGGACGCACATGGTCGCAGTTATTTTGGCATGAGCCAAATGATGAATCTGGTTCGAATGATGCGCGAAGGCGAAGTCACCAGTGAAGATGTGATCTACTTTGAAGACATGTTCCAACCAGGCATTGAGAGTTTGCCATACATCATGGACCAAATTCCCGCTAACATGCGACCACGTGTGTATGTACGTTGTTTGGCACAGGCAATTGATCCTGATGACTTTGTTCATGTATGGGGCATGGAAAAGTGGATGGGCTTGTATGAAAAAATGGTCAATGAGTTTGTGACCGGTGTGCTTGCTACCAACGAAGAAATGGTTGCTCACATGCGTATTGCAGGTTGGACTGCTCCTATCTACAACATCTCAGGACTAGCATTTGGCAAGGCTGAAGTTCTGGAACGCATTGGTGGTGCAGAAAAAGTCCGACCATTTGAAGAACGCAAGCGGCGTGTGGGTTTTGCAGCTAGGTTTGATCAAGAAAAGCAGCCGGGCTTCTTCATGGATCTGATTGAGATGTATGGTGAACTTACTAACGAGCCTTGTGAGTTTGCTATCTACTCCGGCGGTACATTGCGCAGCAACAATCCTGAATTTGTGACCCGTGCTAGACGAATGGAAGCAGCCGGTAAATTAAAAATCTACGACAACATCACAAAAAATGATTACTACTCTCACCTTAATGATACTCGTGTGCTGTTTAATTGCGCCCTGCAAGATTGGGTTTCCAACACAGTCAGTGAAGCAGATACTCTTGGCTGTAATGTTCTATACCCTGCTTATAGGTCTTTCCCTGAAACTTTTTCTAATGACCCTAACAGGCTCTATGTTCCTTGGAGCATAGATGATGCTTATCACAAGATGCAGAACTTGTTGCGTGAACCACATCACAACATGGGCTTGATCAGTAACTGGAACAACGGCACAGTTGATCGCGTAATCGATATCATTGAAGGCAAGGGCGAACAATGGAATCGTGCTGGCAATCGATATCG